ATATGTTCGTCGAGTTGTTGTAGGTAAAGCTCGAATAATGGAAAACGGTGCTATTATTACTTTACCACACGGACCAGAACTTGTTCCTCCTCTAAAAGATTTAATGCATCACCCAAAGTTTAAGGAAAAGAAACCAACCCCACAATTCTCAGAAAATAGTATAAATTTAAATCTTGACATGTCCTCTCCAGAATTTTATTGGAATGAAAGAGAAAAAAGATGGATTGATTTATTCTTTTGGACCACACAGATACTCGATGTATATTCAACTTATAAAGGTATGAAGTATTCTTGTTTAACTGAAGCGAATCCTTTATTACCTGAAGTTCCAGAAGTACATGAAATGGTCGGTTTAAAGTTAGGTGTTATTGGTGGAATAAAATTTGTTTTAGATGGTGATGATACCTTTTGGTATGATTGGAAATTAGGTGCAGGCGTTTCAACTGGACTTGTTGTAGCAAATAATTTTAGATTAATTAATAAAGCCGAGAGACAGTGCGAAAAAAGATAAGGGAGCCTTTCGACTCCCTTGTGTTCTGTGATTGCAGATAAAGTTTAGACAATGGTACTTATGCTATAAACCATCATTCCTAAAAAGATTGTGGTTAATAAGCACTCAACACAAAGCTCCCCATTTACACGCAACCACACTTTTTGTGCCATTGCTTTCATAACAGTTCCCTTATTTGTTGTGTTTTTGTTTTTGAACTTCAGAGAGGTAGTTAGCAACTCTGATATCCCACATTGGAGCATACTTTAAAAAAAGGTATGATATAAACAGACCGAAAGGTATAATAAAAAATAGTTCCATTATCTACCCGGATGCCATGGTTGTACCCAATATTTAAAGAACGTTCTAGTCCAACCACGGGTGAAGAACCTTTTTAACGCTTTAAACATTGGGATTTACTCCCATTAATGAAATGCAAAAAATACCAACGAGAACAAACAGTTCAACTCGTTCTTGCATCTTTTCTTTCATTATTCTCCTTTAGGACAATTACTTCTAAAGATATACTGAGATGCTATTCTAGCTTCCTTTTTATCTAAATAAGAATCCTTGTTCTTATCGGCTGCTTTAAATAATCCATTCTTAACGGTACATCCCGCAGCTTTGAGTTCGGCTTTGCTGATTAGTTTGTCACCATCCAAATCGAATCGTTCCATCCTCCAGTCAGCATACGCTGGAGCAGCAATAAAGCATGCTGCTATCGCTATCATAATTTTCTTATTCATTATATTCCAAGGTTGTGGATGTTATACTATGAAGTATTGAATCAGCGCCATACTACCTAGCATAAAACCAAGTACTAATACTTGGATAATCGATGCATAAGCAACTTGTTTCATTGGGTGGATTTCAACTAATTTTTCTACGACACTCTCACCAGGTGAAAGATTCGCGATTTTTAGTGCTGTTTCTTTTTTCAATTCGAACATCCGTTGTTTCTAGTACAACTTCCCCATCGTTGTACGATACTATATATACATAGAATTTATAATATATTATAAAAATTTAAAATAATTGCAATTATTTACAGAATTGTTACAATTACTCGAACAAATCAGTTTGCAATGGCTCTGGAAACTGAGTTGAATTTCGATATTCCTCATTTTCCATTTGCACTTCATAATATTTTTTCAATTCATCATATGCATTTCTGATTTGAACTGGCATTACGCCACCGCTTTGAATTACCCACTCAATTTCGTTTGCTAACTTTCTTGAGAGTTGTAGTTCAACAGCAGTTCCTCTACTATGAGATTCTGTTGAATCAGAATCATAAAGCACTTCATCTTCTCCGCCAAACGGGTTTGGTGCTACTTTTTTCATACTATACTCCTATTGTAGATGATTCATAAACTGAATTATGTGTTTGAGTACAACGAACAAACGTTGCACACTTATTTAAATGTTTAAGCTTTGCGGCCCCTGCATATGTACATGCACTACGTAAGCCACCTAAAATATCATTAATAGTATTTTGTACAGCACCTCTATAAGGAACTCTTACTGTACGACCTTCACTCGCTCTATACTCTTTTAATCCACCAAAGTGTTTATCATTAGCAGATTTAGAACTCATACCATAAAACTCTACAAATTGTTTCTCAATACGTTTACCAATCCCCGCGGACGTAGCGGGCGCCTGCACGTTTGAAATAATAGATTCAGTAATTACATTACCACCACCTTCATCATGTCCTGCGAGCATTCCACCTAACATTACAAAATCTGCTCCTGCGGCAAATGCTTTACATACATCACCAGGATTAGTACACCCACCGTCAGCAATGATATGTCCTCCAAGACCATGCGCCGCGTCAGCACACTCGATGACCGCAGAGAGTTGAGGGTAACCCACACCAGTCTGAATACGAGTAGTACATACACTCCCAGGACCAATGCCGACTTTAACGATATCTGCTCCACTTAAAATTAACTCCTCTGTCATTTCTTTTGTTACTACGTTACCAGCAATAATGACGATGTTTGGTGCCTTTTCTCTAAGGGTTGCGATGAAATCTCTAAATCTACTACTATATCCATTTGCAACATCTACACAGACATACTTAATCGACTCTCTATTGTATGTGTAAACCTTAATGAATTTAGTTAAATCTTCATCACTAATGCCCATGCTATATGCTACAAATTCAGTACGAAGAATTTGGTCGTCATTATAGAATGCAATCAATTCATCTTCACTATATGTTTTCACTAGAGTGGTAAACAATCCTTGTTTCGAAAGAGTGTCAGCCATTTCCATCGTTCCTACTCCGTCCATATTGGCAGCCATAATAGGAATACCATAATAGTGCGGAGTTTCTCCAGACGCGCGGATAGATTCTATCGACATTTCTGGTGGTTCATAATTACGAAAAGTAAATCCACGATATAAATCTACTTCTTTACGACTTCCAAGTGTTGACCGTTTTGGTTGAATTAAAACATCCTTATAGTCAAGCTTTATTTCGTTATCAATTCTCAACGAGACTCTCCTTAATCTCTCATAAATTCTTCAAGCAGTTCATCACCGTAGTTTTGAACAAACTCAGTTCCTTTGGCAATATACTTAATAGCATAATACCAAACTGTCCACAATACAACAGGCACAATTACTAGTGCCACCTTTCCCCAGTACTTATAGTTCATTTATGTGTTGTCTCCATCAGTGTATTTAACTTCACTCTTATCAAAAACTTTATGAAAAGTTTTATTTAAGAATCCGCCTTCTTCCCATGCGAGAGGAAGGTATTTTTTCTGTCTTTTTTCTTCGACAACATGATTAGACATGTATGCGAAAATGAACATGAAAAACATTATTCCAATCACAAAGAGGGTTTCAAGAACTTCATACATTTTCAGCCTCCTTTAGATGTTTGCAAGTACCTCTGAACGTGAATCCAGGGCATGTACACTTGCCATTATTAATACTATAATAGTTTCCTTTTGAACCTTTCACTAAGATTGCAGTTGGTGCGACTGTCTCTGGTCTTTCACCAATCTTTTTAAACTTACGTCTTGTTTTTGAAAAGCCTTTAAGTGGATTTTTAAAGACTGTGTCGTTGTGCTGAACGAGTTGTCCAGCACTATTAACATGGTATATTCCATTGGCAACTGGGGCATCACCCCAGTCAGTAATCTCCTGTAGAATCTCAATCATGAGAACCTCCTAGTCGATTAGAGTAAGAAGAGATGGAGATACTTTCCAACTACCTTTAGTTGTTTCAACAGCGATTGACTTCCTGTTGACTTTCGATACTGTACCAGTAATCACTTCGCCAGTCCTAGAGGTGAATTGAACAAGATTGCCCTTTTGAAACTGAGCAGCTTGATTTGCTGACTTCATGTTTTGAGCGTTCTTCCAGATTTGGATAAGAATTTTAGAATCTTCAGTATCCATTTTGTTTACGATGTTAGTGAACTTCGTAATTTCAGCTTTTGTTAATGTCATAATTTACTCCTTTTCCCAATTAACTGTACCATTATACCAAATCAAAGTGAATTTGTCAACTGTTTTTTTCACTTTTTTTACTATTCGTCTTCTTCTTTTTGACGAATAGCTTCTACGAGGTCCATAAGAGACTGAACTTCTTCAGCATCTCTTACGGTATCAAGTTCGATTTCTATTTTAATTTTCATAGTAATAATTCCAATTCCTATGGATGTATAAATCCACTGCCCTAGCATTAGCAATTCCACCAATGACGTCACCGCCCCAAGTGTAACCATTCAATCTGCCAGTTCTCCTATTGAGTACTTTATTGATTGGTTGTCTTGCTTTTAAATCAACTCTGTATCTAAGAGGTCTGCCTCTTTTACAAGTAGCGCCTGAAGCTTTCAAGTCTTTATTAAAGTTTTTTACTAGAGTTCTAATACTCTCAACTTCCATCATATCACCAGCGCATTCAGTTGAGAATGTACCAACATAAGCTTCAGTTCTAGTTTTTCCTTTGTTATCAAATTTAATCATAATATTCCTTTTCCAAAAATAAAAAAAATGGAAGCTGCTTACGCAGCCTCCGCCATTTCAACCGCAAGGTCAAGTGCATCGAGTTTTCTCTTTGCGTTAACACCATACCATGCTGAAGTAGCCCTTGCATCAGCAGTTCTACCTAATTCATGGTCAGTCATGTAAGTGACTGCGTTATAAGCATTCCACCATGAACCTGGCTTGAAGTGAGCACCTGGTTGAGTGTCTACAATTTCAAAAGCCCTTTCAGCTGTTCTACTTAAAACTTTATTGTCTTGCGAGGAAGTACCAAAAACTTTTCCAAGGAAAGTTTGGAAAGCTTCGTCTCCATATCTTTTTGAACCAAGGAACTCAGCAGCTTCTTTGAACTGTTGTACCCTTGTATGTGAAATACCAAGAAGTTCTTTAACCTTTTCAGCATCAAATTCGTTTCTGTGAGAAACTCTGATAGCAGGTTGACCTTTTTCAGTAAGTGCCATACTCAAAGTGTTGTTACATACAACCCTTGTCATAATGAACTTAACGTCAATAGACCTTCCATAAACGTGAGGATTTGAGAAGAGAAGATAACCTTTCACTTCGTCACCGTTAAAGAGAGTGAATCCATCTTTAACATCAGCAGCGGCAAAGACGATTTGACCATCTTTTAAAGAGCCCGCAGTATCCATTACCATATCACCAGCATTTACGAACTCATTAAAGAATTCAAATGCTTGAGAGTTTTGGCAAGGATTCCACTTACCACCTACGTTTGTAAGAATTTTATTATCAGTCTTTCTTACAAGTGACTGTTGTCCAGTAGGGACGTTCTCACCATCAATATTGACGAAAGAATCTTTCAACTCAACTTCCCAATCAAGGTTAGCTGCTTTCATCATTTCGATGGGTGTCATATCATCATCAACTGGAACACCAAGGCCGTGCCAAGGTACACCTTTTGAGATTCTATAGGCCATTGAGGCTTGGCCGTTTACCATTTCTAATTCATGTGCCATAATTTACTCCTTTCAATATGAATTAATTTAATTTATGGGTACTATTATACACCATTTCAAAGCGTTTGTCAACTGTTTTGTGCAATTAATTTCAATTTATTTTGATACTGAATCTCATAGAGGTCAACCTTGAGTTCAGAAAGCATTGCAAAAACTTCCTTACCGATTGACTCATTTCCTAGATGAGAATTAATTGCAGAACATGCTGCTTGCGCTGTTCCAATAGAAGCGATTTTCGCTTCGATGTTTTTTACTTCAACGATTTCTTCGTTATACATTTTTGAACTTCTCCGTCCATGCTGTGAAAATTTCGAAAGCTTCTGCTTTCGTTAAACCAAACTCTTGTTGTAAAACTGAAGGTGCACCAAACATATTAATCGAGCCACCTTCGCGAAGAGCATCTAAAAAATCAAAATATTCTTGTAACTTCATTACTGTACCCATACGTGATTGTATTTTGAAGGATAGTTTTCGCAAGTATAATCAAAACGCTCATCGTAATTAATTACCTTTACGCACTCTCCTGTCGTGTTTGAAATATGTACATCAGGCATATTTACTAGGCTAAGTGTACCCATGTAGAATCCAAAACCAAGTAGTGATGTAAAAAGAATTCCTGGAAGATATTTCATTATGCTACCTTATCAAATCCAAAGTCTGCACAGATGAAAGTCTCACCAGTGTCGTTATCGACAACTAAGTCACCAACTGATGTGCTGTGACCTACGTTTAAAGTATGAACTAAATCTGGTTCGTCCCAGAGATTAGTGATTCTGAAAACATGTTCTAAGTCTTGAGCTTGAACTTCAAAGACTGGAGTGAAGTGCTCCAACATGTTTGATTCGAAAAGATTAGAATCCATTTGAAGGTCTAGTTTAACCTTCCACTTTGGGCATTTTTCCATAGCACCATTCCAACCTAGTTCGTTTGGAAGCTCACTTTCTGATTCAGTGAACTTGATTTGTTTAACTGTAAAATTCTTCATTTTGACTCCTTTTCCTATTTACTGTACTATTATACCAAATCAAAGCGAATTTGTCAACTGTTTTTTGCAAAAAAGTTGCACTTTTTTCACTTTTAAAGTAAATCCATAGACTTAGCAGCTCGTTGGACATGCTTATCCATAAGAGCGTCAGCTTTAGAAGAGATAGTATCCCAATCAGGATTATTGAAATTACGTCCACGAAGATGTTGCATTACACCTGGGAAGAATTTCGAAACTTTACGAGTATCGTTATTACCTCCACCATTGTTGAAGATGTCGTAGTATGCGTTGACAACTTGACGAAATGTGTCAAGAGGCTTATTGATTCCTGAAGTATCATCATCAGGTATGTTGTAACAAGGACCAGATACTGGAACCATGTTTTGCATTTTATCGGCGAGGTCTTGAAACTTTCCTGTTCCACCCCAGTAAGAATAATCAGCCATAATTTAACTCCTTTTCCAATTGATTATGATACCATTCTATACCATTTCAAAGCAAATGTCAACTGTTTTTTGCAAAAAAGTTGCACTTTTTTTATATCAATTTGTTATAAGGAACCAAAAATATGGCTAATTATGTTATTTAGAAGGCTCCCAAGCATCTGAGAGGATGGTTTGAGCTCTATCTAATAGTATTGGGTCAGCCTTAGTCAATACTTTCAAGAGATACTGTTTCTCATGCTTGTAAGCTTTATGAAAGAATTTTTGGTCGTGAGGAATGATAGTTTCACTATTGTGTATCAAATCCGCAACCTTAATCGTTTGAGTCTCAGCTGGACCTAGCGCAAAATGGTCCGCATCCATTTTCTTACGAAATGCACGGTTTCCATCTTCCTTTTCTGAGACGTTCGTACAGTAGTGTACGTATTCAGCAACTGTTGAGCCGAACTTTTCTTTTACATCTTGGAAAGTTACAGGTGTATCTTCTACTACATCATGTAATAGAGCTGCAACTATCATTTCATCAGTGTGCTCAACTGAGTCTTCAAGGATTTTCGCGACACCAACTGGGTGAACGATGTAAGGTTCACCTGTGTATTTTCTTCGTTGGTCTCCATGCGCTTTTACCGCAAACATAAGAGCTTCACTAATTAATTTTTTGTCTTTTGCCATCTTTATTTCTTTGTAAAATATATCATAAACTCAGCGGGTAAATCTTCAGTATAGATTTTTTCATCTATCATCTTGTCGTTCCAAATAAACTCTCCATATTGGGGATGTTGGTAACGAACTTGTCCGCCTCGTTCTAGATATGGTTTTAAAAAATCATCTCTAAACTTTTTAAAATCCTTTGCACCACTTGGTCCATGTCGTCTATGAACTTCGAGTGCTATATGATTTACATTATCGCAAATCCATTCAAAATTTTCTTTTGTGAGAATATCATATTCTCCACCTTCACAATCAATCTTTAAAAAATCTATATTATCTATTTTATAAAAATCAATAAATTGGTCGAAACTAAATTTCAACCAACTACCAGAAGTATCTTCATTATAAATGTGTTGTACATGGTTATCATCTGAAAGAATCGCTGCATGTACTGGTACAACCTTTGATTCTGTCTCATTAATAACATAATCAGCAGTGTTTTTAATAGCAGTCATTAAAAGGTCTTTATTTGGTTCAATCATATAAACCTTATCAGCACCTTTGTCTAATGCCATGCATGAGAACATACCAACGCAAGCTCCCACATCAACAACTACATCACCAGTTTTAGGAGGGTTCCACCATTCATAATCATTATGAACAAAGAACTCTTTATGCATGTTTGCAACGTGGTCCATATCCAAGTTGCCCATATCCATATTCTTATTCAAAGCTTCATGATTCATTTGTTAATTCACCTTCTTCAAAATCGTATTATACCACAGCTTTTTGAAAATGTCAACTGTTAATGAACAGTTTGATTTCCAGTTTCAAACATAACGTCAAGCATATCGTGACAGTGTTCTGTATAACCTGCCTTAATTATATCTACTACATGAGGAAATTCAGTATCTGTATCCACTTCAGCTACGAGTAAATCTCGTTTCTTTCCCTCGTGGAACATATCTTTTATATAGAAGTTTGCTGCCTTATCAGATTTGAAAGAACATGCGGTTGTCAATCCGAAAGGATTGTTAGCAGCAAAACACGCATAAATTCTATTATCATCTTCTCTTCCTAGTTCACGCCCATCGTAAGTGCCTAGGAATACACCCATGTCTTTATCAATTATTATGTACCTTTTCTTTTTCATAGAGGTTGGCATATGTCTCCCTAACCGCTTTGAAGTGTTCTATATAATCGTCTGGGTTGATAAAGAATTCTTGTGGTTCAGCGTCATCTACCCCGATTAAAACTACTCCTTGTTCTACTTTTTGTCCTGTTCTTTCTTCAAATGCTTTCGCATAAAAAGACACTTGCATAAAATAGTTTTGTATTTGGTCAACTGATTTTAATCTTCGAGAAGTTTTAAAATCAATAACCGAAAGTTTACCATCATATTCAGCGATACAATCTACTTGGCCCGCAGTTTGCAATTCGTCAGAATATAGAAAAGCTTCCTGGAACCATATATTATTTATCTTATTGTCAAGTAGTGGTTTCATAGTGTTAAACATAAAAAGATTAGCAGGTTGTACACCTTCTTTATAATCTTCTTTATTGTCTAAGTAGTTTTCACAGAGTTTATGAACTGCAGTACCTCGTCTAGCAGCTTGAGAAGAAATACGATTCGCTTCTTCTTCACCTACGCGTTTCCGCCAGGCCATTAATGAAGCTTTTCCTAGAATACCTAACACAGTTGTGACTGATGGGTATGCTTCACCTGTTGGTGTGAAGTATCTTCTTCCTTGTTCTGTTGTTTTTCTTGTTATGGGAGGTAAATCAATCCCGTGGTTGTGGTGTTCAAATAACATAATATAATATCCTTGAGCTTATGTGATGTCTACAGTTCTAGAATCTCCTATTTTCCATTGAGCTCTAAATTGTTCTGCAATATGAGGACTTTCAAAAAAGAAAGTATATTGTTGGTCTTCTGGGTTGAATGAGTGAGACCAGACTTTTTCATCAAGTACTGATGTACACCATGCTAGGCATTCAGCACCTGAATCTTTAAGATTTTTTGGTAACTTAACTCGGTATGAGTTTTTAGTTAACCATTGTAATTTGTAATTGTCTACTGTTTCCTGTATCATAATTCTATTCTCTAAAAAGAATGGCGAGGTTGCCCTCGCCACCTCGTCAAAATTTAAGCCACCGCAAATTGGGGCGAAAACTTAGTGTTAATTGTCTCCTTTGCTATTATATATTCTTTAACTAAACCGCTTCTTACGATGTCATTTACATTGAACTCAATTGTTCTGAAAGATTTATGCATCTTATTAATAACACTCATAAAGCCGTCTAATCCCGATACGTCGTTTCGATTTCTCGAATTCAACAAGTCATCTTGTTTAGTATCTCCACAGAATATGATTCGTGAAGATTCACCTACTCTTGTGATGATACTATCAAGTTCATGATATGTCATTGATTGACATTCATCTACTACAATAATAGAATTATCAAACGTCAATCCTCGTACAAAAGAAGAAGTCATAAATTTGACCTGGCGTTTTTGTTTGAGAATTTCCCAAGCATCGCCTCTCCCAAATAAATCACATGTGATGTCTGCATAAGGTGTAGAATAAACAGCTTCTTTTTGTGCCTGTGTACCTGGCATGAATCCTTGTTCCCGTGTTTGTACGGCCGACCTTACGATAATTAATTGTTCGTATTGGTCTGATTCGAGAATGGATTTTAATCCTAAGTACATGGCGCACATAGTTTTTCCAGTCCCTGCTGTACCGATTGCTGCTATATTATATCCCGCACGATATGAGTCAAACATATCTTCCTGTGTGATTGTAATGGGTTTTATCGGTCTCATACTGAATTTGGAATTTAGCGTTCCGGTCTTCAATTCACGTTCTAATCTTCGTCTCTCCTTTTGAGAAATACGACGTTGTTTCGACATATATAACCTCCTTATGGCAAATCAACATCATAATGTAAAGGTTATTATTTCCAATCGTTGATTTTGTTTCCTGTGTAACTTTTATTGTTTTTCATCGACGAAAGCAAATCACGAAATCCTTGGTCGGGTTTCATTCGACCAAGACGCGCAGACTCAATCACGGTTTGTCCGCTAATAATTTGTTTAAGGTTGGGATTATCTTTGAGGAAGGCTTCCCTTTCCGAGATTTTGAGAATTTTCTCGAAGGTTTCACCTGTTTCTTTATCTTGAAATTCGTATGTTGGCATTAAATAGTAATCCAGACTTTCATAAATTTATTTATACGATATGTTCGTACAGTTCTTTCCAATTTTTAACTTTTGGAAAATTATCTGATTGGTAGTCTTTATTATGAGTGTGTTCAATCAGGAAGGGTCTCAGACCTAATTCATGCCCTAGTTCTGCATTGACAGGTTTATCCTCCACCCAAATACATCCTGTGTTTCTGTATGGTTCCAGTGCATCGTCTTTATCAGCGCCACAAGGTAGGCAAACTACTTCTTCAAATATATTTTTACCAAATAGCTTTTCGAGGTTTCTTACTCTCAGTTTTTTAGCATAAGGGTCTGTGCTTAGAGAAGTAATACAATGGAATACGTATCCATGTTCTTCATGTAATTTTCTTACATACTTAACTGCATCTCTAAGAGAATGAAGGAAACCAATCTGTGCACTTTCATTAAATTGAATGATTAATGATTTACCTTCAGCGTATGGTATACCAAAGCTTTCATTAATCTTATAATGACCAGGTTCTTTTACTTCATACCCTCTATTAATCATAAACTGATAGAAGCTATATTCCCAATCAAGAAGAACACCATCACAATCGACAAGAATCACCTTGTCGCTTATATCCATTTCTCTAAACACGTTAGTGTTACTACCGTAAATTTTCATAATCAAGTTGTATTATAACACAGTTTTTTGCATTTGTCAACTGTTGTCTGACCAATCTTTAAAATTTTTGAATTTTTCTGACCTGCGTTGACGTCGAGTGTCACGTCTTTGTTTCTTCTTACGTTCAGACTTTCTATCTTCTCGTCTGTTATATTCGTTCCACTCTTCTTTATTTTTATCACGAAAGCTTCTAAAGCCTTTCCGAGACATCGAATCATTATCCTTAGGTCATATAGACCAAATCTAATTTAGACTCTAATAGGGTCTGTGAAAATTGTTGGGAAAGCAGTTTCAACTGTTTTCTTAGTAAGTCCTTTCACTGCAGTGTGACTAATCATATTTTTTGCCAATAAGTCAGCGTCACCATTTTCAATATCTTCTAATAAAGAAATGAATAGTGATTCTCTTTTGACTTGTGGTAAATCGTCATAGCCTCCTCCTTTAAAGAAAATACGCAGTCTACGAGCTTCTCTATAAAGTAGAGTTGTCGCATCTGGAAAATTATTTTTCTTCCAAGGTGGTGGAGTGTCTGGTACTAAGAATTCGATATCTTCATCATAGATAAGTCTTAGTACAGTTCTTACTGGAACAGCATCATTTTGTTGAAGCCATTCTGCTTTTTCTTTTACTGATTTAAACTCTTTGCACTTATTCAGTACTTCAGAGATTGATAGTTTGATAGCCATAATTTAAAAATCCTGTATATCTGTTATTAAGTTTTTTAATTTTTTCTTAACAAAGAAATTAAAGAGATGTTCTCTACCCACATTCTTTTCAGTGTGGTATGCTTCGAGAATTGTATCTTTATATTCTTGTGGAATTTCAGATAAGTCAATCATCTTCTTATTTCGATTGTATCGAAGTTTTGTTTCTTCGTCCATACATTCTGGTTCAGTTGTAAACGCAGTAATCTTTTTCTTAGTCATTGGTCTTTGACGTTCACCAATGGCGAGACAATTATCAGCACTAAGAATATTAGGAATACCGTCGCCTACATCACCTTTCAATATGTGTTCTGAAAGGTATTTATTTGGATTGTCATTCCTTACCCAACGCTTAAGAGTTGGATTGTACTGGTCTACATTCGCATACTTATGTAATTGAATAAAGTCCTTATCACCAGAAAGAATTAAAAACCTTTCGCCACCAGTATTCAGTTCAGTACCTTCTTCGTGAATAATGGTTGCAATAATATCGTCAGCTTCACACCTCTCGATATAGAGTACCTTATAAGGAAAGTACTCAGTAATTTCTTCTCTTATTTGATGAATAGCTTCGAAGAGCTTGTTCCAATCCATGTCGGATTCATCTCTACTCTTTTTCCTATTCGCTTTATAATAAGGGAAGTAGTCACGCCTCCATACGTCTTTATTATCGACACATAGGATAATTTCACCATAATCTTCGTGAAACTTTTTCCTATTGAAGCGTAACGAGTTTAAGAACATATGCCTTAATAAGTTTTCATCAAGGTCAATGTCCGTATGATTACCAATCTGTGCAAACAAAGATGAGAGCATCATTTGGTTATAATCTACTAAAATAGCCATAATATAATTCCAATTTAATTTAATTCAGTGTATATTTTAATCTATTTCTTCATCATTGTCAACTGTTTTTTGCAAATCTTTTTTCAGACCGCCTACAGTTTGAGCTTCACCACTCTCCATTATAACTACATTTTCCTCTGCAAACCTTTGAAGAGGGTGGTCTAAGCCCATAGTTAATGAATGTAATGATTTGATGGATTCAAAAATTAAAATCATACTTGGAAAGTATTTGTCAATCTGTGAATCAAAATCACACCCTGCTCTGGTCATTTCACCCAGAACGTTTTCCCATAATATTTCTGCTAATTCTGTAGAATAGCTTTCTTTATATCTTAATAATCTGTCACTAACATCACTCGCACTAAGTGGAGGGTTGTCTATGTGTATGTTTGGAAATTGAACAACATTATCCGGCTTCTTGTTCTTTGCCATGTATAATATTCCTTAGAAGCGTTTCCCACATAACTTTAAATGAAGCGATATTATTTCGAGCTAAGTTGAAACGGTCCGAATAAGTGAAACCGTGGAAATAGTTAGAGTCTTGTTTCATACTCTGTAATACTTGTTTTGTCACTGCATAACAATAGTTTGCATGTGCCTGATTCACTTCATTAAAATCATACATGATTGTAGCGTTTGAAGCAGTCTCTGGTAATGCACCGTAATTTGGGTGAATACAAATCATCTGACTCTTAATTGCTTCAATCAACGCAATACAAGAAGTTTCTTTCCACACGTTGGGATACATGAAAATATGCGATTTGTCTAATGCTTCTAGTACTTCTTCATTCGAAACATTTCCATGGTAAGTCATATTGTCATGCGACTCTATAGTTTTAAACAATCCTTGGTAAGGCTCATCTCTTTGTGGCCAACCGTAAATATCGAATGAACTATAAACATCCAAATGTATATTATCGAAATCATTACACAAAGCATCAAAGATTGGAACGACAAGTTCTAATCCACGATGAGGTGTTGTATGATAAACGAAACGGATTGTTTCCATATCTTTTTCTTTTGGTGAGTATTCTTTCTCAACAGCATTATGAATAACTGAACACTTAGAATATGGAATACCAAATCTTAAGACATATTGGTCTCTTTGCCATGCTGATACAAAAACGAAATGGTCAAATTTTTTCCAACCATCGTCTAATAAGATTTTATTCTCTGGGTCTTCAGCTAAATCATGGCACCATAAAACATTAGGTACATCTTCATACATCTCTCTTGGTCTTGATAAATGTACTGCAACTTTCTCTAAAATACTTTTATCAACGTTATCAACGAAACGTTGACGCATCATTTCAGTTCCACCCTTTGAATTTTTGGATAGTTCTGAATCGATTACTTGACCTTTATATACTACACTCACTTTACATACTCCTGAACATTAACAGTTTCATTATCGATTTCTTTTTCTAGTTGTTCTGCTCTATTTTCCAATACACTAATTGTAGTATAGAAATGACCTTTTGCTTGACCACCTAGTTCACGTTTAAATTCTTCTACTAATTCCCAAATTGCTTTGAGTTTATTTACTTTACTTAATCTCATAATTTTGCATCTCCAAATATGTCATCTAATGATTTTTGACTTCCTTTCTTGTCCCACCAATCTGTTAAGTATTCATAAGAATAAATCGCTGACGGCGTTTGTTCGTTATAACAATATATATTCTTCGAACGGAAGTCAGTGACGTTATGATTAAACAATGGGAATGTAATCACATCTCCAAATCCGCATAATACATTATTTTCAAATGCGTTAGCGGAACCGAGTGGCATTCTAAAATGAAGTTTGCCTGGGAAGGCACCAAAATAATAGTCGAGTAATACTTCAGCATACTTTCTTTTCAGTACATAAACTTGTAATCCGTGGTCCCATTCCGTACGCCTACGCGGGAACATGGGAGGATATTCATGCCAAACATCATAAGGATACTCAAATACTAATCCTAGTTGTAGAGCACCCCAATCATAATCATTACACCTTTCAATGTATTCACTTAACGTAAAATTCCAATGTTCTAAAGGTGTGAAGTCAACATCATCTTCTAAGAAAATACCATACTCTTCGTCAGTATTTTCGTACCACCACTTAATAGTTAAAAGGTGAGATGATGTAACACCTTTGGTACATTTGCTAATTAAATCAGGGTCACCTTCAAAAGGAATACTGACTCCTTCTTCATATCTATCATAAACGTGTATCTTATAGTTGTCAACACCTAAGCGTTTGAATTCGCTTTCTGTTAACTCTTTTCTATCAGTACACTCTTTTAAGTTTATGACGTTAAGCGTCGGTAGGTTCTTCAGTCGATAAGTCATATTGTAATTTTAACTCACTATGTATGTCCATTAATGTATTGTGGAAATTTCTTAAAGAACCATTGTTATGAATTCGATATGTTTTAATATCGAACTTTTCATCTAAAACAAAAGACTTTTCAATCGGTGTTTCATGACCAATTGTATATTCTTTAAAAAGTTTTCCGTCGAAGTATCTACGTGAATCAGTTGAGAAATCATGTCCCTCTCTTGTGATTTGAACAAGGACAATGTTTTCTTCACCTAATTTTTCGATTATTGGTTCTAACTCTTCGATGAATCCACCATCTGCAATAGCATAGCTTTTTCCATCTTCAATCTCTTCAGCAACCATGCGTCCAAAATAATCTTTTCCATTTTTTGGTTTGACTATATCTTCAGATACATGAATCATTGCTTCTCTACGAGACATTTCTTTAAGAGCGAACTCTTTCTTTTCTTTTACTTCTCTATCGTCATAACCTTCCATAAACCAGTCTTTATCGACTTCGAAGTGATTAATTGTTTCTTTGAACAATTGGTATTTAAAACTCAGGTTACCGAAACCAAATACTTCTTTAAATAAAGAAGCAGCTTCGTCTTTACCTGAACCGGGCGGGCCATTGAAAATTACTATCATACGTCTTTTTCCAAATTAAAAATCTGATGGAATCCAAATTTTGCCATATAGTATGAGTCGGCTATATCACTTATAGGATTCCACTGTTTGTTTATTATACCACATTTCTCGCGAATGTCAACCCCTGTTTCAGATTCAAAAGCTTCTATCATCATTTCTTTATTGCAATTCCCTTTGTCAGTGGCAAATTTCTTTATCATTGTTGGTGCATAAATATCTACACCAATATGTTGTTCCCATAATTTATATTTTAGTAAGCCAGCATTCTCAGCAATTTGAAATACTCTTCCAACTGCACCAAATGCATAACCTTCTAGTGAAACTATATCTACACCTCGATTTAAACAAGTACTTATAGACCATTCTGCAAGTCTGTCAAATCTCTCCATATCTTCTCTATATTGAGGATATAGAGTTGGTAAGTATTGAGAGTCCTCTGTATTCAAAAACTTTTCTTTACTTACTAAATAGTAAAAAGTGCAATTCTTATAATCCCACTCTTTACCTTCGTGAACACAAATAGCAGGGCTACTTAAACTGTAATCTATTCCTGCAATAACCATAACATATCTCTTGTTTCACTGTACATAGAGATATTTATTCATTCTTGACGGTAAAATATATGAGTTCCTATCGTTCCTACTTGTTGTAATGTAGGAGCCCAATAAGGACTTACCCATGTCGTGTGATAATGTGTTGCACCTTCTGTTAATCCACGGTACTTATTATTTTTAATAACATGATAAGCGATGTTAAGTGATTCATTCCAAGAGTCAGTATCAAGTGGGTCATCACTCTTACCATCACAATACCAACTAAACTGACATGCATTCCTTATTGGTACGAGCCTCTCTGGGTCTTTCCAAGAAGGTTTGTGCTTCCCTTGGTATATTACACCACATATATCATTAGGGTACCTGTCGTCTCTTACTCTATTTAAAACAACATCAGCAACTGCATATTTACCTGCTAAGTTTTCTGAACGTGATTCGTGATAAATGTTTAATGCTAGACAATGTTCTTCTTTTGATACTACCCAATCGTAATCAATACCAGGCTCAGCTTTCACTTCACTTGACCATAATATAAAAATCATGAATATAAGGGTCACGTATAGAGGACTCATATTTAAATGAAAGTTTTTATCGAATTTGCTCATGCTAATAATGCTTGAGTTTGAGAAGGCGTTACCTTTCTTTGGTAATCGTCAATAAGTGCATCACCATCAAGCTTCTCACCAAATGTATGAATCACCTTTCCGTTTTTCTCTCTCACGATTAAACCACTATTATACGTAGTATCAGTTACATACTGATTGTCTGCCGTATCTTCTGGTCTATCATCATACCACATACTATTTAAAGAATGTACGTGTATACCTTCTACTCCTTTTGCCCATTTCTCAGCGGCAATGAGTAGTCTTTGTCTTTCGACTTTATCGTTATATTGCGTCATATATTACTCCCAGCGTATTTGCTCTTCGATTGCATGTTGTACACCTTGTAAAAAGTCTCTATCCTCTTCACTAAGCACACTCCAAAATTTTGTAATGTCTGTTGTAAAATCCATTGCTGCTTCCGCATGACCAATGTGTTTATTTTCTTTCATTAACTTTTCAAGCTTATCCAATCTTTCTTGAATACGTGTTTCTAAATCACTCATCTCTCAGGTCCTCTGTGTACGGCATGACCTTTCAAACTACATTCAGGTCCGCAATACACTTGAGAATGATAACCATTCTTTTCTACTTTATAATATACTAGGTTTGTAAACGCTTTCCCACATATGTCGCAGGAAAATTTATGAATAGGATAGTCAATTTTCATCGTGCCATCCTGCTGATATCTTCAGCTTCTTTTTGATTAATAACTGGAACTGCATTGGATTTATGCATTGTTGCAATACCCTTTACAAGAGTCCCAGTATATTTAGGTGAATCTTTAGCAGTACCACGTCCATCAGACTCAGTTAAAGGTGCTGATGGATAGAGTTCACGATGATTGTCAACTCGCCATGTTGTAGTTGGTGTGTAAGGTTTGAATTCTGTTTGGATTTTTGTACGACCATAACAATAATCGATGTATTGTTGAAGTGTGTCATATCTTAAATCGTGCATACCTTTACGTTTCATATCACGATTATGTTGTCTCCACTGAAGTTCAAGTTCAGCGTATTTTGCTTTTGTGATTTTTAGTTTACGCTTACGAGTGTTAAGCGTAGACAATCCTCTAGCTAATCCCATAATATAAATCTCAATTAATTAATATCTTCTAAAGCCTCTTGGCAAATTACTCATTGCCATCTCTTTGGCACGAGCTTTTTGATGCCTTTTAATACCTTCAGCTTTTTTTCTATTTCTTTTAATTGAAGGTTTTTCATAGAACTCTCTTTTCTTGAGTTCTTTAAGAATCCCAGCCTTTTCAACCGCTTTCTTAAACTTTCTCATCGCTACATCAAATGGCATAGCTTGAGGTGGTCTTTTATCTCTAGGATGTCTTTTTCGTGGTGCCAAAATAACGGTAGTACCACTTACCGCATTATCAAATCTTTTTCTCATACTGTATAATATACCACAGTTTGACGGAATTGTCAACTGTTTTTTTCATTTTTTTCGCAAATATTTCCATTTACTTGACTATTATAACAGGTTTTATTGCATTTGTCAACTGTTATTTGAAATAACTTTCGATATCCCAGGTGTCTACCTGTTCGTTGATGACGTCCATATCGAGTTCAGATTCCCAAGTAATCTCTCTATTATATGGTTTATATTTTTCTTTTTGAAAATAATCTTCATAGCAAACGAGTTCACCAGGAAATTCTTTCCACATTCTACCCATTACTTTATAATTGTAGACGAGTTGCCAAACCATACGAGTAAGATTTAAATCGTGACCTTGACCGTGGTTGACTCCTTTCGAGGGATTGATGGATGCTTTATAAGGTTCTTCTTTATCTCCAAATACACCTCTATGAATACCGTGCATTCTCTTGACGTATATTTCTTCAACGTGCATCCAAGACTCGCGCCAAGATTTTCCGTCAGTATTTTCTGGGTATGCTTTAAACCCAGTTTCTGCCCAAGAACCAGTAAGACGTGCTGCAACCCAACTTTCGATTTGTTTCATAAAATCTCTTCGATAGAGATAGTAGACTTTATCGGCTTGACCAATAACTGTACGAAGTTGAAGGTGTTCTTTATCATCACCGAAATGATTCGGCATAATTTTATAACAAGCAGGGTGACCATTACGCAATTGTTGGAAAAAGTTCCAACGACTTAAAGCTTGTCTCCCTACTTTAGGATTAGAAAAAATGAATGCATCTCTCTTAATACTTTCAAGTTCACCTAAACCAAAAGGTATTTCGTGAGAAAACAATTCACCTTTATAAGGTAACTGATGTTCTTCAGATTTTTCTAGTGTGAATGATGTACTTCCGGTACGAAAGTTTGTTAAGACACAAACATTTTCCATAATATAAAAAGGACCTTTAGTTATTAATTAATTTTTCGTATTTTGCTCTATCAACAACACCTTCTTTTAATAACTTATCTCTATTCTTTAAGTGTTGTTCTTCGACATCATCTTTACTTCCACCAGTGTAAGGTACACCATGTCCTTCGTGGAACATAATTTCTGTAACTAAACACCAACGGTCTTGTTCTGGATAATAGACATTAAAGTCACCAAGGATTCTACCAAATTTACCTTTAGCATCTTCTCCACCACGACCTTTAAATGTTTTTAGAATGATATCCTTTGTTAATAATTCTTTTAATCTTTTCTTTGCAGCGAGGCCAAATAATTTTTCAATCTTATTCCTAGTTCTGGACTCTGGTGTATCAATTCCCATAATACGAACACGCTCATTACGCATCCAAATACCAAACCCCAAATCAATATCGACATCTACGGTATCTCCGTCTACTACTTTAATTAATTTTGCTTTATACTCATACATCTTTAATCTTCCTTTATGGTCATCTTTTCTAACCATGTTTCATTGCGACCTGCTTTCTTTTCTTCCCAATCTTGGATAGCACGTTTGATTGAATCTTCGGCCAACACTGAACAATGAATTTTGATTGGAGGTAATTCTAAAGCATCCGCAATTTCTTTATCTTTAATATTCTTCGCTTCTTCAATGGTTTTACCAATTAACATTTCAACGAACATACTGCTTGAAGCGATAGCAGAACCACATCCATAAGTTTTAAATTTAACATCTTCGATGACCTCAGTTTCTGGATTTAATTTTAAATCCAATTTCATAACATCACCACATGCAGGTGCACCCGTAAGTCCCGTTGCAACGTTTGGGTCATTAGGGTCAAACCTTCCGACACCATGTGCAGCAGGGTTATTGGTCACTGCTTCGAATCTTTCTATAACTTTCTTTGAGTATGGCATGGATAGTATTTATCTTCGTTTACACCATACACGTACCCACCATTTAAAATATCTTCTTCCTTCACCATAAGCTGCTGAAGCTAATCGATTATAAATCATAAAATTTTATTTTACTCTTATAGAATTGCTTAATATCATTTCTTTCTTTTACCCAGATTTCTCTTGGTGTAGAATTTTCATATCCCTCAGTTTGTTGATAAACATTCTGAGCTCCTATACCATCGAATCCAAGTAAATGGATTTCATTAAATCCTAATTCACATGCTAATAATAATGCTCTTGAACCAGAGCTGATTGGAATTTCAAGTAATTTTTGTACTGAATCTTCTTCTTCAGTCCAAGTTACATACGTGAAATTTTCTGTACCGTTAACAACACAACTCATTCTATTATCTCTATCATTTGAAATAACAGGTTTACCTAATTGTTTTGCTAAGTTATAACCTTCGTCACCGGGAAGAGTTTCCCATTCAGAAAAGTAACAAAGGTTGTCTTTGCAATATCCGGTTTTATAAATCAGATGTTGCATATAAACATCTGTACATATTAAAAAATCTGGAGATTCTCTATACGCTCCATTACAACCGAACACAGTCGCATTTGGAAACTTTTCTCTGTAGTTGTATCCTAAACGAGATTCTCCGTTTCCTAATATGATTGCTTGTTTATTTTCCTTGACCACGATATTTCTTAAATGACCGTTTTTTAGACTTGTTCATTGTAGCACGACTCTTTGGATTCTTTCCAATAGATGTGCCTTTTTTAATACCATTGTGGGTACTCGCGTAAGCTTTACTTTTCGTCGCCATCTTTCTCCTCTATATCACTTTCATAAATTGGAAGACCGTGATAGGTGTATCCAATTATTTTTTTATCATCTTCAAACAACGAATATACAGCTGAACCAATTAACACTGTCCACAATATAACACCACTCCAAAGAAGAAGTATAGTTGCTTTATACGCTAACTTATCTAAATACGACTCTTGCTTTTCCAACTTTATTTCGTCTCACTAATTCGTTTTTAATTTTTTGTTTTTTCTTAGGGATTGTTCCTGAAGCATTGTACATATCAATCAATTCACCGTTTGATTTTGTTTTTATATATTCATGTGTATATTCGAAACTTGGTCTACTCGCTCCTCTTACAACTTTCCTTACTGATTTTCCTATCTTTACTGGCATTATAACCTCTTTACCATTTCTACAATCCTGTCCACATCAGGGTCGTTTAGATAACCATAAATGCCTTCATCGGCTTTATGATAGTCATCTAATATATTTTCCATTCTATCCGCAGGTGGGTCTACGAATGTTTTTAAATCTTTATCTATAATAGCAAGTTCCCACTTATTTTCTTTATATCCATAAGAACCCGTAAATTTTACAGCCGAAATGATGTATCCATTATCCAAGTTCCATTCTATTCTCTCACCATCGTGCCATGGTGTTCTTTTAGGCCATTTTGCCATTATGTCATTCTCCCAATAATAAATCCTAACCAAAATACAAAGATGTCGATAACGAAATGTAATGCAAAACTCAAAGCAAAGATTTCTTTCCAATGAATCTTACAAATATTAAACCATTCTATTATCTTGTCTTTTAGCATTTTGTTCCCAAATATATTCTTTCAGACTATTATAACATCCTATGTAGTGTTTGTCAACTGTTATGTGTGGTATTTTTGTCATATCAACACCGAGTTGTTCGCATTCTATATAATGCTGTCTGAAACTTACGTCTTTATACCTGAATGTAAGGTTATTTTTTCGACATAAATTAATTGCATTAATGCAAGCACCGCAAGATGCGGTTCCATAAATTGTTATCATTCTTTAATTATTTTCTTTAAATGAGGATATCTTGTGTAAGCTGGGTGAGCATACTTACTCATAACGTCTGCTGCATCATCAACAGCTGAAGGTGGTGAAGGTTCAAAAGGTCTTTCTAAAGGATTGTCAGATTCGTAATTCAAATCTTTTTTCTCTTTATTAAAAATCCTGTCCCATTCAGAATCAAATTTTTTCATGTCTTTTATAGGACGAGGTTTACTACCTTTTCCACCATGCCACTTACTCATCTGCTTTCTTCTTCCCTTTAGCAATTGGGTCTTCCCAGTCATTAATCCAATCAACGACTTGAGCGTCACTCATTTCTTTTGAATAATCTGGGTTTTGTTTTCGAAACTGTTTGATTGCTTGTTCAGTATTGATTATACTTTTATCAAATACATTTTCACCAATCCATTGTTGTGCGAGTTCTTTTATTTCCTCACACATAACACTTTCTTCTGCCCACTGTAATGCGAGCTCATCAGTCAACTGAACTTTCGTATTCATTTCCTGTAATGCTTCATACGGAATTACGTATGTTTGTCTAAACGACGATATCAATTCCACTTTCACGAACTTATCTGCCATAATAAATCACTCCACTTATATAAAAATCAAAATACCTAAAACTAATCCTATATTAAATCCTATCGAACATACAAATACAAAATCTCTTGCAAAGCTTTTTCTTTGATATTCTATTACTCTCAAGTATTAATCTTGTTCCATGCTCCAAGTTTTGCTCTGGTTACGAGCCGACTCGAATTCGTTAGAACTCTCCTTTTCAACTCCATTGTTGTATGGTCTTTTAGTTTCAACTAAAATTCTCTCAGTATATGGCGCACCAAATGGTCTTCTATATACTGTTTTTCCTCTATCAGGACTCTCAAAAATGTCTGTCATTATATAATCTCCTTAAGATTTTTTGTATGATATAGTCTGCTTCTGGATATTCTCCTTCCATCATATCGACTATTGCATCAATCTGGTCTAAAGTTTCCAATTCATCAGCAATTTTATGTGCATAATGCATTCTATGTAATGCTTGATAAAACTGGTGCGGTGTCATCTTAGGAAGCTTATCTGGTTCTCTAAAATTTTCCGACATACTATTCTCCTTACTTGAATAGACCTATTTTCTTTCCTTCTTTCACACGTTGGTCGTACTCTTCTGGACTAGAAGGATATTGCCAACCCCACCATGCACCGAGTGCCATAAAGGTACCAGAATACATAACTGCTTTCCAATTACCTGTTGTGACAATCATTAAGATTAAAGCAATTGCCATAAATCCTAACATTCCATATTTTGCTTTTAATGGAAATACTTTCTTTGTTTCCCAGTTTGTTAAAAATGGTCCAAAGATTTTATGGTTGTATAACCACTTGTGCATTCTATCTGAACTTCTTGCAAAGCAATAAGCAGCAAATACTGCGGGGATTGAGAAAGGAATACCTGGCATAACTACCCCTATGTATGCGATTCCTAGTAATATTAGTCCTGCGACGAACCATAGACTTCTTTTTATATTCATATTATATTGGTCTTCTATTTAATGTTGTACTTAATCCACCTGAGTCTTGAGACTTAGATGGTGTTTTCTTTGGAGCACGGTCCCAGTCAATTTCATCTGACTGTTTCTTTTTATCCATTCTATGAATTTGTTCTTCATCTACGAGTGGATTCATTTGCTCTCTATCTCTCTTGAACGCTGCGGTTGATACAATCAACAACATAATTGCAAGAGGGTCAAATACAAATATGATTGTGAGTATTACCCAACGGACTGCATTGTCGTAGAACGACTCCGCATCTTCTCCGTAAATCATATCTGCAATATATTTTACTGGACCTAATTCAGCTTCTTGTTCAAGTTGAAGTTTTTGAATAGGCATTTTTTGTTCATTCAATTCTACGATGTCGGCGACTAAGTTATCAATATCTAAATTGATTTCATTACGTTCTTCTGTTTGTACTCTGTTAACGTAATTTCTATCTTCTGGTCTACTTGTTTGTAGTACATAATCCAAGTTTTCTAAACGACCAGTTAAGTTGTCTAGTTGAAGTTGTTTACCTTCTAATCTTTTATCCACTATGCTTGCTTCAAGTGAATAACTGTCTGATGTAATTGAACTATCAATATGAGCCTTGGAAAGGAATCCAAAAATACCCATTGAAGTTATTAACATCAATACCACGACTGCTGTCGTGAAATATGCACGTACTAAATTATTAATACGTTCCCATTCGTAGTGTAGCCAAGCAGCACTCACAATTTTTCCAAATTCTAATACTGAAGCCATAACTAAAATGCTCAACGCTGCACCACTGAAAATAGTCATCAATCCTATGATGCTAAAATACGCTGCAGTTGATGCTAGCGTTAGTGATGTAAATAGTGTTAACCATTTCATAATTCTTTAAACGTCTCCTTCAATGCAGATACGAGGTCTTCCATCATACCATTAGTGTGTAATGGTGTTGGTGTAATTCTAAGTCGTTCAGTACCAACATCGACTGTTGGATAATTAATTGGTTGAATATAAATTCCATACTCGTTTAATAACCTATCTGACATTGCTTTAGTTCTTTTTGCATCTCTTACCATCACTGGAAGAATATGCGTTGTAGATGCTTCATGCACCTCTATATTATTATCTATAAAAAGTTCACGTAGCGTTTGAGCTCGTTCTTGATGTTGTTCTCTTAATTCGTTATGTTCTTTTAACCATCTTATTGAAGCAATAGCACCTGCACACATAACAGGACTTAACGATGTGGTGAATATAAATCCACTGGCGACACTTCTAATGGCATCTAAGACAATATCTTCTCCAACAATATAACCACCATGGCCACCAAAAGCCTTGCCTAGAGTGCCATTTATGATATCGACTCTATCAGATAGACCTAATTTTTCACAATATCCAGCACCTGTGTCACCATAAAGTCCTACTGCATGAACTTCATCAATATATGTAATTGCATTATACTTATCTGCAAGGTCACATATTTCTTTAATCGGCGCAACATCACCGTCCATACTATACACTGATTCAAAAACAATACAAGGAACTTGATTGCTCATTTGAGCTGTCTGTAATGCCAACTCTAATTCGTCCATGTTATTATGTTCCCAGATAATTTTTTCAGCACGACTATGTTTAATACCCATAATCAATGATGCGTGATTTTTATTATCTGATACGAAACAAATATTTGGAATGATTCGTGATAGTGCAATCATCGTCCATTCATTAGCAACATAAGCTGATGTGAACAATAATCCTTTTTCTTTTTTATGGAGTTTTGCTAGTGTTCTTTCGAGAGTAACGTGATAGTGAGATGTTCCACCAATATTTCTTGTACCACCACTTCCCGAACCTGTCTTGTCGAGCGCGGTTTGCATAGCATCAATAACATATTTGTTTTGACCCATGCACAAGTAATCGTTGGAACACCAGTTAACTATTGTTTTTGGAGAATATTTAGAATACCAGGTTGCCTTAGGAAAGTTGCCTCTTTCACGCACTATGTCGTTAAAGACTCTATATTTTCCTTCGTCTTTTAATGTATCAATAACATTCTGAAAATATGCTTTTTCAATCATCGCTCACCTTTTTAGGCGTAAGCTTCGTCCCAGTTCCCTTGTAATCCAGCAACTTCATATTCAGTTACACGATTTTCAAAGAAGTTTGTATGGTCAGCACCATTCAATACCCATTCTAACCAAGGAAGAGGATTATCCTTTACCTTAAAGTTAGTCTTCATACCAAGTTGAAGCAGCCTTCTGTCTGTAATATATCTTATATATTCTTTTACTTCAGATTTCTGGAGACCATCGATTTCTCCCATTTCATAAGCTAAATCAATAAACTTATCTTCAAGGTCAACGATATCTTTTGACATCTCATAGATTTCTTTCTTAAACGAATCATCAACTACACGACTGTGTTCTTTACAAAATGTTTTGAATAGTTTTGAGTTACCTTCAACATGAATACTTTCATCACGAATACTCCACTCTACAACTTTACCCATACCTTTCATCTTTCCAAATCTTTGGAAATTCAACAGCATTACGAAAGATGCGAATAGAGCAACTCCCTCGTTGAATACAGATTTAGCAAGAGATAAACCAAGACCTCTTAATGTATTAACATCTGCTTTTCTCATGTACTCAATTTTGTCAGCCATTTCAGAATACTCTAGGAATGCGTGATATTCACTGTCTGGTAAACCTAGTGTTTCATTTAATAAAGCATAAGCACGTTGGTGAATACCTTCACGAGCTGCAAAGGAACCTAACATATTACGTACTTCGTTATTCTTAAACTTAGGAATAAATTGGTCATAATAGTTTTGACCAACTGCAACATCAGATTGAGTAAACAATCTTAAGATGTTTGTAATATATTCTTTTTCAGTAGGTGTAATCTTACCACCTTTCCAATCAGATACATCTTCAGACAAGTCAAGTTCATCTTCAATCCAATGTGCTTTTTCGTGTCTTGTTGTAATTTGGACTGCCCAAGGATAATGGAATGGCTTATATGTTTCAGAGAATTCTAATAATCCACCTTGCTTCTTAATCAGTGTATCACTTACTTCCATAAGGTCGTTGTAAGTTCCAATATGTTTATCATCAATAAAAATTTGTGGTACTGAGTTTACAGTTTTACCATTTGAGAATTTTTGATAAAAAGCTAATCTTTGTTCTTCATCATCTAAGATGATTTGAGTATAGCTCATACCATGTTGAGTAAACCAAGCTTTTGCCTTTTCGCAAAAAGGGCAGTTTGATTTAGTATAAATTGTTATATCCATTTTTCTATCCTTGACAAGCAACGCACTCATCTTGACTCTCCTCTGAACCGTTGTTGAATTTTACTGCGTCTGGGTTAATAATATCATCTAACTTTTCTCTTTCAATTTTCTGTGCTACATTCTCTGCTCTGTTAGATGTTTCTGTTCTTAAATAATATAATCCTTTACATCCTTGTTTCCACGCTTGATAGTGGACTTGATGTAAAGTTTTCTTATCACACCCTGCAGGGAAGAAGATGTTTAGTGATTGACCTTGACATAGGTACTTTTGTCTTTCACCTGCTAATCTGATAAGTGCTAATTGATTTAATTCAATTGCTGTTAAAAATACTTCTTTCACGTGGTCATGTAAAAAATCAAGATGTTGTACACTACCACCGTTTGTAATAATTGAAGACCAAACCTCTTCGTTATTCTTTCCAATCTTTTCAAGCTCGGCTTCGAGGTATGGATTTTTATTTAGGTGAGAACCTACTCTTGTACGAGAAGTAAATGCATTTGCTTTCCAAGGTTCAATACTTGGAGATGTATTTACAATCATAGAAGAGTTTGCGTTTGGAGCAATAGCTAACATATGTGCATTACGTCTTCCAGTACCTTTCATATCTGGAGCCTCACCTCGACGTTTACCCATTTCTAATGTTGCTGCTAATGCTTCATCTTTAATGTGTTTAAAGATTCTTTCATTCAATCCTGATGCGTACTCGCAATCAAATGGTACTGAATGTTTTTGTAGATACGAATGGAAACCCATCGCACCTAAACCTAATGACCTTTCTTGTTGAGCGGAATATCTTGCTTTACTAATTTCATCACCAGCATTGTCAATAAAGAATTGAAGAACATTATCTAAAAATACAGTTAAGTCTTTTACCATAGGTGTACTTACCCATTCATCAAACTTTTCAAGATTAACTGATGATAAACAACAAACTGCTGTGCGTTCTTCGTTGGTCACAAGGTGAATCTCATTACACAGATTAGACCCCTTAATTTTTAAACCCATTGCTTTCTGTGCGTCAGGTAAAGCACGGTTTGCAGTATCAATAAAGTTTAAGTAAGGTTCACCTGTTCTATATCTTGTTTCTAAAATATGTTCCCAAAGTTTACGTGCTGGCATAGTATCACGTACTGATTTATCATTAGGGTCTAATAATTCCCATTCAGCACCTGCTTCAACTGCTTCCATAAACTTGTCTGTAATATTAACTGCATGGTGTAAGTTTAAATTCTTTCGATTCACATCACCAGTTGGAATACGCATATTAATAAACTCAACGATATCTGGGTGGTCAACATCCATGTATGCCGCGTACGAACCCTTACGTGTACGTCCCTGTCTATATGCAACCATGTCAGCATCAACTGTATGAAGGAAAGGCATAGGACCTGGTGCTTTCTTTGAAACAGCACGAATGTCGTTCCAATGTCCACCAACACCTCCACCTTTTACAGACAACCAACGAAGTTCTGCTGTGTGGTCTATAAGACCATCTAATGTATCTGGTACATAAGTAAGGAAACAACTAATAGGTAATGCTTTAACCTCTTCTCCCTTGATTGGTGCATTCGAAAGAACAGGACTTGCATACATAAACCAACCTTTAGAAACGTAATCATATATTCTCTGTGCGAGTTTTAGATTACCACCACAAAAAGCGACAGCTGCTCGTGCATATGCCATCTGAGGAGATTTCTCGTCCTCCCTACAATAATAGTCTTTTAGTAATTTAAAAGACTGTTCAGAGAGAATCTTATCTCTTTTACTGTCGATTTCTATGCCCAAATGTTGCATTTGTTTCTCCTGTTAGTGTACGTAATTAGCGGCCATAGGAAAGATTCTTGTAATTACACAAGCGATTTCCCTTGCCAATTCGATATGTTCTTTTTGAGTTCCATTCCCACTTCGTAATTCGATGAAATGTATCCAAGAACGTAATGTTCCGTTTACATATAATCTCGAAACTGTGAGACCTTCTGGTAGTACTGCACGTGCTTGTTCTTTTGCAATACCTTGTTCAATTGCCCAATTATATAATTCTTTTGATTGTCGGATAAAAGCCTTTTGTTTCATTCGAAAATTCTCATTGATTCGTCTGTGTGTTTCATCATTCGAATCTATATCTATACTATTTTGTCTGTTGGTTTTATCCTGTAGTCTTGCATCCCTCGTTACGAATTCTAAATCTTCTGTAGGGTCTGCATATCTTTGACTAAATTCTTGAAACGAAAAAGACCTATGACGTAATAATTGACGTGCGATGTCTCTTGTTGTTTCGACTTCGATACAAGCACTAGTCATCTCGAAAGGTGACCAATGTTTGTGTTTAGCTAAGTAGTTAAGAAGCTTTTCACTTGTTTCAGTGTTAAGCTGATTTGAGGGATTTGATACTCTAGCACAAAACGCGATTAAGTCTTGTACATTATGTAATCCTTCTTTGAGGACCTCTTCTGAGGGTTGCGAATAACTAACCAATTTAGCATGCATTAAAGTTTTCTCCATTCAGTGAATTTCAGTTTAGCTTCTAAGCCTTTATAGATGTTGTCGATAATAAAATCTTCAACATTTGTAAGACCATTAAGAAACATTTCATTGATGTCCTTACCAGGAACATCGTTGGGCCATATACAAATCTTATAGCCCTGTTCTATAATTTTTTCCATGCGTTTATGAATCTCTTTATTTCGAGGTTCCGCATCGAAAACGAATATCGCATTCTCTTTTGCATGTTTGAGCGCAGATGTATTTCCTTCCGCTCCTGCCATCGCAACAGAATTTCTGAGGAACATGCTGTCTAAAGCACCTTCCGTGACCATGTATGGTCGTTTAAAGTCAACCTTATCTAATCCGAAGATTTTAGGTCTATCTTCAAACATAATTGTGATGTACCTGATACCATCGGGGTCAAACCCTCTGGCTGATACACCAAATATTTTTTTGTGTTCATCTAAAAAAGGAATCACTAATCGAGGTTCGTCTTTATCTATATTCGAGAACTTATCTGGTATAATACCATTAATCCATGCCTTAAATTTCGGCGCATAATAAAGACGATAATGATGATTCGAAGGAATCTTCCTCTTATCTATATAGGTTTTTACTGGGTGATTATGAGATAATTGTGATACTTTTTTAATCTTTTTTAGTGTTGAGTTGCTAGTAAAAGTGGGCTGTTCAAACTTCATTCCCTCTAATACAGGCATCTCCTTCTTTTTGTGTTTATTAATAAATTTTTCAGATGTGTAATCTTTGAACGCAAGAGGGTCGACTGTCTTGAGAAAGTAGGAAAAGGATTGACTTGCTCCGCAATTATGACAATAGTAGAACAAGTTATTGTCTTTCTCAAGGAGCCAACCCCTTGCTTTTGTTTTTGATTTTTGTGAGTCACCACAAAGTGGACATCTGAAATTAATCTTATATGGATTAGTGGACCTAATACGAAACCTGTCTAGGCGGCCACCTAATGTCTGTGCATATTGTATATCAACAAAATCAATCATATTATAAATCTATCTGTGGAATGAGTTGGGTATATTATACCACAAGGATACTGAAATGTCAACCGTTATTTTACGGTTTTGACTCTACCCGTTTTAGGGTCTACTAGATATGCGAAATATTCGACTTCAGGAAATTCTTTCTTAAGGCTTAGAAGAGCTTTTAAGTTATCTAAATGGTCATCAAACAGACGTATTCTTCCATACTCTCCTGTCTTTAGATACTTTCGAAACACCACTTTCTTATTTTCAGCAGCGTTTCTTCCACCAAGATTACCAGCACGCTCAACATATACACCTTCTCTACGATTTCCTAAAGGTATTCCGTGAGCTTCAAACGTTTTCATAAAGAGATTCTTATCGTCCATGTCAGCACGTGCTGTAACAATAATAACTCTACTACCAGTTTTCGTGGCATTCTTTATGATAGCTTTTGCTTTTTGGATTATTTTTCCGATAGGTGTTGCGGTTTGATAGAATATTTTTGACGATTTAAATTCACCGTAGTCCCATTCCTCACCAGACTTTAATTTATAATCGTTATATTCTTTAGGAGTAAGAGATTTAACCTGTTTGGTTTTCTTATTAAGAACACGTACACGAGCTTTAGATACAAACATCGTATCATCGACGTCAAAGATTGTCAATCCTTTCGAACCTCTTTTCTCTATCAAATATTCTTCGAATCTTTTCATATCATGTACTATTATATACTAGTTTTATTGAATTGTCAACTGTTTAGATGAAACATTGATACGTCTAAGAATTGCACTATGAAAGTGATAACTGCTATAGCACCTATCAACCACCATTTTAAGTTCTCAATATTTCTTATTCTTTCTTCTTGTCCGTCAACTTTTTCGTTTAAATCTTTTGCAATATTTTCGATGAGTCGTATTGTTTCTCTATGTCTATCTTCATGCCATTCACGACTACGTTCATTTACTTCTGCGTGTTTATTTCTTGCGTCTTCCATTGCTCTTACCATATCTGTTTTAAAATTCTGTTTATGGTCATCTAGTTCTTCTTTCAGCGCAAATCGAGCTTCAACGTTAATACGAGCTTGAGTATCTATCTTTTCTTCTAGGTAATCGAGTTTCTGGTCAAATCTTTCTATGATTTGTTGTTGCACAGCCATGCCTTTCGACAAGTCTGAAATCTCGTCTATAACTCCATCAACTTTATCAAAAAATCTTTCGATTTGTTTGAGGTCATTTTTTATGAGGGCTATATCTGTTTTGATGTGGTTTACAGTATCGTCTGACACCATGCCTCCAAGTTTTATAAGTTAATTAAACAACTAGCGCATGATTTACAATAGTATTTATCCACAGGATTTCCTACTGTCAACATTGGAGAGAAATTAATTAATCTTTTTTCTGAAACTCAGCGCCGACTGCTTGTTCATCATTTATGGTTACATTGCGGTAGTACACGACCACCTCTCCGAGTTCACGTATGTACCTACGAAGCTCTTGCATGTTTCCACTCATTAGTTCATAATCCTTTATAGTCGTTGCAACGAAGAGGGTGTCTCCTCCATTTGCCGCTTTGATGTCATCTATGAATTTATCAAAATAAGTGTAACCGACTGGCCAATCTGGGTTTTCTCTATCTTCTAAAGAACATTCTTTGGGACGTTTTAATGTCTCTACACCTTCATCATTAAATCGAGGTGGGTCGAAAGGAATCGACCTCTTACATGGATTAACAATTACCGCCTCAGAAACTACGTACCATTTAGGCTCTTCGAGTTCTATAGGTCTTGGTAATGTTGGTTGAATGATTTGAATTTGAACTGGTTTACTAACTATCTCGACTTCTTTAGTAAAGAAACCGCCTAATGTAGAACAACCACTAATTAGAAGGAGTGCCAGAGAGCTCGCTAATAGCTTTACTGTCATTTTCAATCTCCTCAAATACTGCTTTGGTTTCGTTATTCACTCGAGTCTCAATCAAGCCCGGCTTCATCAGCGCGAGCTTGTCGAGATTATGTCTTCTGAAAATATCGAGATAACGGTCTTTTTCTGCCTCTATTTCGGCAGTCCTACGAGATAGGTCATTAAGAGCTTGACCTTGTTTCTCATAAGATTCTTTCATTGCGTTGAATGCAGCAGCTTGCTCTTCAATCGCACTTTCAAGTTTGACATTATTTTCTTTTAATGTCTGGTTCTCATTAAAAAGCCAATAACTCGTACCACCAAGTACGAGTATCAATGTTAAAAATATCTGGTTAAACACAGATTATTCTTCGTCCTTGACTTCGTATCCTGCAGCCTTTGCTAACTTAGGATGTATATCAGCTGCTTCTTCTTCATCATTATGATAATGATTTACAGCAAACTTCCATAAGTCTTTTGCATCACCAGATACATCGGCAGTGTCGTCACCGGTCTTCTTAATTTTAATTCTATATTTCTTTTCGGCGTCAGCTTTATGTTTGTCATCACCAATATAGTCGATATCGATTACTTCTTCACTTAACACGTGAGACCAATCAATCGTTATTGTGTGCTCGCTAACTTTTTTTTTAGCTTTAGACTCTTCTTCGTCAGACTCGTCTTCGTCCTCATCTTCCTCTTCGTCAGATTCGTCCTCGTCCTCGTCTTCCTCATCTTCGTCTTCGTCTTCTTTGACTTTGCCTTCAGTCATTTCTTTGTACTTTTCTTCTAAAGAAGCGCGAATTCTAGAATTCATTTCCTCTTCAAAAGCCTCTTTCATTTTAAGAGGATTGTTATCAATTGCTTCCGCAATTATTTTTTCAATAGACATTACTATTCTCCTATTTAAATTAACTTAGCTCTGTATGTAAAACCCGAACCACCTGGTTGAATTATATCTTCTAATAAAGCGTTATAGTATAACACATCGTAACCAATGTTTTTATCATCGTCATCATCTGGACTCCAGTTGGTAACGTTTCCACCAGTCTTTATATGTGCACTTATACGTTTCGAAGTATAATCTGATAATTTAGTTCGGTAATCACATCTTTGTTGAATTTCTCTTAATCCGTCTTCATTTTCGAATGAACTAGGATATACAACTGTATCACCACCCTTATATTCTGGGTCTTCATCACCAGGGTCAAATCCTAGCATTTCATCTAAAGGTACTTCACCTTCTTCATTCATAGCTTCCACTATCTTCTTAAGGTTTACTGCACCTGCAACTTGGATTGCAACTTGTTTCATGTCCTCTGGGTCTGGACCATCGTAATCATCAGAATCATCAGAACCAGAGTCATCAGCTGGTGATGCTTTGTCAGAATCAGGTGTTTTTTCACCTTCATCATCTTTAGAATCAACATCAGAGAAAACCCTTGGGTGTTTCTTTTTTGCTTCTTCTTCATCACCATAATGTTTTGCTAAAAAGTCAGCAACCTTTTTATGGTCACCAGTTACAGCGGACTTTCCATCTTTGTTCGGGGCGCCAATCTTGATTCCATATTTTTCTGAATCAGATTCACGCTGCTTGTCACTACCTTTATATTCGATTTCCACTTTATCAGTGTCGACTGCTTCATTAATCCCGTTGTATGCTTCTTCTAAAGCAACACGAAGACGTGAAGTCATTTCGTCTTCAAAGGCTTCTTTCATCTTCAACGGATTGTTGTCAATCGCGTGTTGAATAATTTTATGTAATGACATTTTTATTCCTATAAATGCTTGTTTTGTTTATTTATTAAACTTCTTCCATCCGTGACATGAGGCGCTCTGCTCTGTTTGTCACTTGACGATACCATTT